CAATCGAGACGGGGTGGCGGCGCCCGGCCTCAAACCAAAAGACCTGATCGGCATACCGTGGATGCTCGCGTTCGCGCTGCGCGATGACGGCTGGTGGTTACGCTCGGAAGTCACCTGGTGCAAGCGGGCGCCGATGCCCGAGTCCGTCACCGACCGGCCGACGATGGCGACCGAAAAGGTGTTCCTTCTAACCAAGGCGAGCCGGTACTTTTACGACGCTGAGGCGGTCAAGGAAGACGCGAGCGAAAACTCGCATAGTCACGGACAAGGCAACGGCGAATTCAAAGATTACCACGACGGGCGCACTGGCCGGCATCAAGCCTATCAGCCGCCGACCCGCAACATGCGCAACTGGTGGCTGCTCGGGCCCTCGCCCTATCCCGAGGCGCATTTCGCGACGTTCCCGCCCGAGGTGCCGCGGCGCGCGATCCTCGCCGGCACCAGCGAGCGCGGGGTGTGCGCACACTGCGGCGCACCGTGGGCGCGGGTGGTCGAGAAATCGTCCGACACCAGGCAATCCAAGCCATACACAGGGGCAGGACAAAAGGGCACGCCGAACGGCAGCGCAGTCAACTTCAAAGTGGTGCGGGCCGAAGGGGGTTCCTCGCTGCCGACAAGCGAAACCACAACCCTCGGCTGGCGGGCGACGTGCCGCTGTGCCGCCGAGGCGCCGATCGCCGCCACGGTGCTCGACCCGTTCCTCGGCGCCGGCACAACCGCGCTGGTCGCCGACCGCCTCGGCCGCGACTGCATCGGCATAGAGCTATCGGCGGATTACGCCGCAATGGCCGAGGGGCGGGTGCGCGGCGACGCGCCCTTGCTGGTGCAGCTGGCGGCCGACTGATGGTCGGCTTTGGCGCGCCGGTATCGCGCGGGCAACCGGTCGGCGCCGAGGACGAGCTCGCCCTCATCATCGGCGGGCGGTCGTGGGCGGGCTGGCAACGCGTCTCGGTCACCCGGTCAATGGACACCGTACCGGCGGCGTTCGCCGTGCAAGTCACCGAGAAATATCCGCGCACCGCCGACATTGCGGTGGTGCCGGGCGATGCGTGCCAGGTCAAGATCGGCGGCGACCTGGTGATTACCGGCTACATTGACCAATACACCTCGCAGATTAGCGCCGGCGACCACACGGTGCGCATTGCCGGCCGGTCGAAATCGGCCGACCTGATCGACTGCGCGGCGTTTGTCGGCTCGCCCGATGCGCCCTCGTTTCAGATCAAGGGCGGCACCGCCCTTAGCATCGCCCAACAGATCGCCAAGCCCTACGACGTCGAGATTTCCTCGGTTTCAGGGCCCGGCGCCGACATTCCGCAGTTCAATGTCAATTTGGGCGAAACCGCGTGGGAGATAATCGACCGGATCACCCGGTTTTCCAAGCTGGTCGCCTACGATCTGCCCGACGGCAGCGTGGTGATGGCGCAAGCCGGCAGCGAAAAGATGGCGTCAGGCTTTGCACAGGGTGAAAACGCCGAGCTCGCCGCGGTAACGTTCTCGGCCGATCAGCGCTATTCGGAATATGAGGGGCACTTGCTGTCGACCGGGGTGTTTGGCAACGACACCGGCACCGGCGCCACCCGCCAGGGGCAGATTGTGCGCGACGAGGGGGTCAAGCGCTTTCGGCGCCGCTACATCATCAGCGAACAGTCGCATATGGGGCAGTTCCTCGCGCACGACCGGGCGGTTTGGGAACGCAACCGGCGCTATGGGCGCAGCCAAGCGGTGCAGATCACCGCGGACGCCTGGCGCGACGCCCGGCGCCAGCTGTGGGCGCCAAACCACCTCGCCCCGATCCGCTTCCCGGCGATCAAATTGCCCGATGCGTCGTGGCTGATCGCCTCGGTACAGTATTTGCGCGACGAGAACGGCCAGCACGCGAAGGTTACAATGATGCCGGTCGAGGCTTTCAGCCCCGAGCCGGTCGCGTTGCAGCAAACGCCCGTTCTCGTCGAGCATGTCGAGCGTTTCAACGCCACCGGACGGTGACCGCGACATGAGCGAGCAAGGGCAACTAGATCGCCTGCACCGGCGCACCGCAATGATGATAGCGCCGGTCAAAATCACCGCCACCGACGACAGCGGGCCGATCCACCGGGCGCAAGTCGAGGTGAACGGCACCCCGGAAACCCTCGACGACGTCGCGGTGATGCAATTTTACGGGTTCGCCGCGCATTGCCCGGTCAATAGCGATGCGACCGCGTTTTTTGTCGCCGGGCAGCGCTCAAATGCGGTCGTGGTCGGCACCAACAACCAAAAATCGCGGCTGCGCGGGCTGAAATCGGGCGAGGTGGCGCTCTACACCGAGAAGGGCGATTACGTGAAGATCCTCGACGGGCGCATCGTCGAGGTTTCGGCCGGCGAGACGGTCAAGATCAGCTGCAAAACGGCGCTGGTGGTCGCCGAGGACAAGATGCGGGTCGAGGCGCCGCGTTTGGAGTGTACCGGCGACATTGTGGGAAACGTGCCGTGAGAACCCGCACCGAGCTCGACACCCGCCCGCCGGGGTGGATTGAGGACGAGGGGCTGATCTTGCCCGGCATCCCGCGCGACATGCCCGCCGCGGTGCCGGCCGGCGATATCCGGGTGCTGTGGAACAACGCCGAGGCTATGGGCGATTGGGGGCTCGCCCTCGGCGATGTCGAAACCGGGCAGGATCTGGAAACCGCCTGCCTGGTGTCGCTGTTCACCGATGCGCTGGCCTCGCCCGACTTTGTGCCGACCGACGGCACGACCGAGCGGCGCGGCTGGTGGGCCGATATGTACGAAGATCGGCCGCTCGGCTCGCGACTGTGGCAATTGGAGCGGGCGAAGAAAACGCGCGCCACGCTCGGCCAGGCGCGGCAAATGGCACTCGCGGCGCTGCAATGGCTGATCGACGACGGGCTCGCCCGCACGGTGTTGTGCAACACCATGTGGCTTGCCGGCAACATGCTCGGCATTGCCATCGGCATTGTCCGCCCCAACGGCGCCCTCGTGCGTTTCCGGTGGGGGTGGGCGTGGGATGAGCTCGCGACCCTGCGCTCGCCGGTGCGCTTTCCCGACGACGCCTTGCCGCCACCCGAGCTCGTCGCCGTCTAATGCCGTTCGCCCGCCCGAGCCTTACCCAGCTGCGCGACCACGCGATTCAGGACATTACCGCCTCGGGCGTGCCGGGGCTGTCCGGGCTGTTGCGCAACGCGGTGCTGCGGGTGCTCGCCTGGTGCATGGCGGGGCTGGCCTATCTGGTTTACGGCTATGCCGACTGGATTGCCCGCATGGGCGTCCCGTTCACCGCCGAAGACGAGTTTATGTACGCGTGGGCGGCGCTGGTCGGTATCAACCCGAGCGACGCCGCGCCAGCACGCGGCAATGCGCTGTTCTCGGGCGTGCCCGATCGCCTATTGCCGGCGCAAACCCCGCTCACCCGGTCGGACGGCACGCCATACGAGACGACGGCCGAGGGGCATATTGGCCTCGACGGCTTTGTGACGGTGCCAATCCTCGCGCTGGTGCCGGGCGCGTTCACGAATTGCGACCCGCAAACCCCGATGTCGATCGCGCGGCCGATATCCGGCATCAACTCGGGCGGGCTGACAATCGGCGACACCGTCGGCGGCGCCGACCAGGAACCCAAGCCGCTAACCCGCTCGCGCATGCTGGCGCGCTACCGCGAGCCGCCGCAGGGCGGGGCGTTCAACGACTATCAGCAATGGGCGCTCGAGGTGCCGGGCGTCACCCGCGCTTGGACTGAACCGCTCGGCTATGGCGCCGGTACGGTCGTTGTCTACCCGATGTTTGACGATAACGAGCATGACGGTTTTCCGCAGGGCACCGATGGCGTGTCGGCCGGCGAACTGCGCCAGGGCGCGCCGGCGACCGCAACCGGCGATCAGCTGCTCGTCGCCGATCACATTTGGGGGCCGCAACCGGTCACCGCCCTGGTCATCGTCTGCGCGCCGCTACCGTACCCGGTCGACGTCACGCTGATCGCCCTAGACCCGAACACCGAGGACATACGCGAGGGCGTCGAGGCGTCGTTGCGCGACCTGTTCCTGCTCTCGGGCGAGGTGGCGGGCACGCTGTACCCCTCGCAATTTTACGAGGCGATCCTCGCGACACCGGGAATTCGGACGTTCACGATGACCGTGCCGGCGGGCCCGGTCACCGCACCCGGCGGCGCCCTGCCGGTGCTCGGGCAATTCCTGGCGCCGGCGATGGTCGAGGGGCCCGATGCCTGATCTGCCGGCCTTTGGCGCCACCGACTACCTGACGCAGTTTCAGCGGCTTTTGCCGCGCGGCCGGATCTGGCACCGCGGGTGGGGGCGGGTGCAGGACGCCGATCTGCTTACCCTCATGCCGACCTGGTCGCGGCTGCACGCCCGGCTTAACGCCCTGATCGGCGAGATTTTCCCATGCTCGACGCTCGAGCTTTTGACCGAGTGGGAGGCGACGCTCGGGCTGCCTGACCCGTGCGTCGGCGAGCTCGGCAGCGTGCAACAGCGGGTGCGCGCGGTTTGCGCCAAGTTCGCCGCCCGCGGCGGGCAATCGAAAACCTACTATCGCCAAGTCGCCGCCGCCCTCGGCTTTTCAATCGAAATTCACGAATTCACCCCGTTTACCGCCGGCTGGGAAGCGGGCTTGCCGGTTTACGGCGAGTCGTGGGCGCACACCTGGTCGATAACCGCCGTCGCCGAAATGATCTGGTATTTCGAGGCCGGCAACAGCACGGCCGGCGAGCCGCTGCGGATTTGGGGCAACCGGCTACTTGAATGTGTTTTTGAGCGCATCAAGCCGGCGCACACCATCCTGATTTTCCGCTATGTCGGCGCCGTCTGGGATTCCGGTTTGGCGCGATGGGATGGCGGCCTTTCAATCTGGGACACCGAGGCTTATGCCGAGCGCGATTGACGAAACCAAGCCGATACCGCTGGAACCGACCACCGCGAGCGTGCGCGACAATTTCGCCATCGCGAAAGCCGAGATCAGCGCATTGCAGGCGGGCGGGCCTTATCTGCCGCTGACTGGCGGCGTGATAACCGGCATGACGGACATTATTGCCCCGGTGGGCGCGCCTAGCTCACTGCGGCTTAGCCGCGGCCCTGGCACGCAAGGAATCCGGCTCAACCATGCTGCCAATTTCGCGACAATCGAAGCGGTCGACGCCAGTTTCGGCGGGACGTATGAGACGCTGCGCCTCTACGGCTCGCGGCTGCAATTGGGCACCCAAGGCGGCGCCGTCGATCAGATTGATATTCAGGGGAACAACATTGCGATCAGCAGCGCGACCACCTTTGGCAACTTCGTTACTGTTCGCCACGGTGCCAATCCGGGGATAACAATAGAAAACACCGGGGCGGTGCCGACCTTTGGCGTGCACGTTGGCGGCAATCCGGCGACGTTGTGGTTTCGCACGGTCAACTCGGCAACGAATGTGCCGATCGCCAATCTGGCGGGGCTAACTGGCACGGGCAAATTCACGCTCTATGGCGGGCAGTCTGACCCGTTTGAAATTACTGTGCCGTCTGGCATGTCGGCCCGCGCTTGGTTTACCGTTATCGGTACGCGGGCATGGTCAATCGGCCCGCGTGCTGACGGGGCCTTCGAGATTGGCGATCAGACCGCGCAAATCGGTCGCATGGTGATCGGCACCGGCGGCTTGATGCAGTATTTTGGCGCGGTGAACGTCAACGGGGTTTTGACGGTAGCGGGCACCGGGCTCGGCGCACCGCTACCACCGGGCGACGAGGGCGTTGTTCTGCCGGCGATGCTGCCGGCGCTCGACGATCTGCCGGAAACGCGCACCACTGCCGGCGACCGGATCATTCTATATGCCGACGTTGGCCCCTTCGATTTCACCATCGGCATTTCTGGCGGCACCATGTGGTTTGGCAACCGCGG